GGCAAATCTCCGGTATCTGACAAATGGTTCTTAGAAAATGCATCATCTTCCGCCATTGGTAGAGCTTTAAATCTTGTCATCCCGGCAGCTGAAGGATTGCCGTTGGCACGTCCAACGCGTCAAGACATGGAAAAGGTTGCACCTAAGATCGAGCCCGATCCTTGGGTTGTCAGAGATCCGATTACCATCGATCAAGCTATAGACACCATTGCCGATCAGCTAGGTGGCGAGATGGTCAAAGAAGCTCCACTGTGCCTACATGGCCACAGAGTCAAGCGCGAAGGTACGAAGAAAAACGGTGAGCCTTATCTCGGCTACATGTGTCCGGAGAAATCAAAGACGGCTCAATGCCCGGCGATGTGGTACGTCCTACGATCAGATGGAAAATGGGAGCCGCAAAGATGATGGAATTCTATAAACCGGGCGGAATTCTTGTCAGATTGACCGATGATGACGAACAGATTGTCAGTCGATGGGAACAATGCGACAAATGCATCGCCAAGGTCGATGTCAGCGATGGAATGTTTATCGGCGATTTTCTGTGGATGTGTTTCAAATGCGAACCAAGGGTCAAGCGATGATCAGAATCATATTGACACAGGATGAGCAGATCGAAGCTCACCGGATTGGCCTCTACCGGGCAATGAGCGGGAACCAAAGCTTCAACACGAAGCAAATGGTCAGCTTCCACGAAAACATCGCACGGGACGCCGAGGCTGTGGGAGCCGAAATGGCTGTAGCTCGATATTTCAGAATCCCGGACTTTGCACCGACTTTGGACGGATTCAAGCGACAAGCTGACATCGGCACGAACATCGAGGTGAAATGGACGAAGTGGAAAGACGGCCATTTGATACTTTCAGAGCGTGATCGTAAAGAAGACGTCGCCGTATTGGTTACCGGTACATCGCCGGTCTATTACGTCGTCGGATGGATACCAATTGCCATCGCTAGACGTCCCCAAGCCCAAAGATCGGACGGATCATGGTGGATCAATCAAAGCGATCTTCATCCTATGGAAAACTTCTTAAGGAGTAGCTATGGCGAACATTCTGCAATTTAAGTGTCGGATCTGTAAAGCTTCGATGGATCATGAGCTGATCAACGAATTCGAAAATCTGCCACATGGGGTCTCAGTGGTCAAATGTCTAGGCTGTGGGGCCTTGGGCGTTGAACGATGGGCCGATGATGCCGACGCATGATTTCAGATGTCAGAGCTGCAATCGAACCGTCGAAATAAGGCTTGGATTTGATGAAGTATCGACGGAGAAATGCTGTGGGATCTTGATGGAAAAGATCTTCATGGCAATTCCGGCAATCTTCAAGGGGACCGGATGGGGGAGAGACAAATGAAGCGAAACACCGCTCTGAGCAGCACTTATGCAAATGTCTTTGACAGGTATTTGACACCCTTGCTACGCTCCGACCGCTCGGATCGAGCCGCTGCGGCGTATAGCTCGACACGATCGGCGAAGCTATTGGGGACGCTTATTGTCATTACGATGACATCGATGGTCCCGGCTAACGCTGTCACGGAGAGAGACAAAGACAATCTCAAACTCTATGCACATTCAAGGATCATGAGCTATAAACAATTCAGCTGTTTCAATCAATTGATCATCAAGGAAAGCAATTGGAATCCACGCGCTGTCAATGGCTCACACTATGGGCTAGGGCAGATGCGCAATCCCAAGGTCAAGACACTGGATGGATATACACAGATTGATTGGTCATTGAAATACATTACAAAACGTTACCAATCACCGTGCAAGGCATGGGAGCATTGGGTAGCGAAGGGATGGCATTGATGACTTTACATTCACAGCGTAAGACGAACAGCTCTCATTGGAAGAAGATCAGAGCTCGTGTGTTGATGCGTGATGGCTACGAATGCCAGCTAAGAACATCACCTAATTGCTCAGGAGAGGCCACTACAGTCGATCATCTGTATCCGGTAGCCAAGGGAGGGGATGACTCATTGGACAATCTTGTCGCAGCTTGTGGTCCTTGCAACTACGCCAAAGGATCAAAGGTGATAGGGCTCGATTTTTTGCAGGTCGATTCCACCCTGCCTCCCTACCGAGGCTTTCTTTCACCACCAAACGACTCAAAGAGCTTCGAATAGGACTCACATGACCAAAGATGCCACGCAGGAGCTCCAAGACGGCTCAGATCGGCTTACACAGGTTTTTACATCACAAATTTCCCCCATTCTTGGGGCCACAGCTCCCCGAATCCATTCGAGACTTCGGCCGGATCTACCCACGCGTGGACAAGAGCTGATCGATTTTGCAGATTCGATTTCGCTTCCATTCATGCCTTGGCAGAAATGGCTCGCCATCGAAGGCCACCGCGTAAAGCCGGATGGGCGATGGCTCAATCCTCTCAGCTGCGTGATCGTGGCACGTCAGCAAGGCAAGACCACATTCATGAAAGCCAAGATTCTCATGAGCCTTTTCGAATGGGAAAACAAGCTGCAAATCGGTACAGCTCACCGATTGACAACGTCGCTGGAGACATTTCGAGACTTGGTAAATATCATCGAGTCAAATGAAGGTCTTGCAAAACAAGTCAAGCGCATTCGATGGGCTCATGGCTCCGAAGAAATCGAGACGCTTACCGGTAACCGGTACATGGTCAAGGCTGGCGCGTCAGCTTCACGCGGTATCTCAAAGCCGGAGACCGTTCACATCGATGAGACGCGTGAGCTCAAGGATGAATCGACGTGGGCTTCGCTTCGATACACCATGATGGCAGCGGATAATCCATCGCTATGGACCTATTCGAATGCGGGGGACTCACACTCGATCGTTTTGAATTCGCTCCGCGAAAGAGGGATGGTCTCAGCCTCCGGCGGAGCCGATGACATATTTTGGGCCGAGTGGTCTTCACCGTATGACAAGATCGACGACAGCCCGGAATTTTGGCAAGGCGCAGCCCAAGCCAATCCGGCTTTGGGATACACAGTCCACATCGACAATCTTCGGGCAGTCATGAATGATCCACCGGATGTCGTCCGGACGGAAGTATTGTGTAGATGGGTCGCCACAATCTCGGCAGCCATCCCATCCGAAGAGTGGAATGCATGTGGAGAAGATGGGCTCACACTTGATCCCGAAAAGACCACATGGATGGCGATCGATTGCTCACCGGATCGACGAAATGCAGCTCTCGTCGCGGCGCAGAAAATCGATGATGACAAATTCGTCGTCCGATTGCTCCACACTTGGCACAATCAAATCTCGCTTGACGATCGCGCCGTTGCTAATGAGCTCGCGGCTTATGCGCGAAAATATCCGGTAGAGATGATCGCCTATTCCAAGCGAACAGCTTCGGCAATTGCCGCCCGTCTCGTACCTGCCGGCTTTCCTATTACCGACATTGATGGGAGTCTTTATGCACAAAGTTGCGACGAATTATTGGGAGCGATTACATCCGGGCGTCTGCGATGGGATCTAAAACAGACAGAATTGTCCAAGCAGATTCTATCAGCTGCGAAATTACCATTCGGGGATGGCGGTTGGGTGATTGGACGACGGGCTTCATCCACGACGGTCTGCGCGACGGTGGCGACAGCTCTCGCGACACATTTTGCGACACGCCCAGAGACGGAGCTTGACTTCATGGTCGGCTAGATGTACCTCACGCCGTAAAATTGCGGCATGGGATTTCTTGACGCATTCAAGCCAGTCAAAGCGACAGTCGCCGAACCAATCGACATCGCCGCATCGCTCGCGCCGTATAATTCCGACACGATCGGCGGATTCTTTGCGGGTCTTCCACAGGTCTCACGCGCCGAAGCAATGTCGGTCCCGACTATCGCTAGATCACGCGGAATCATTTGCACATCAATCGCTTCGCTGCCATTAGAGACAAAAAATATCGGCAGCGGTGAGACAATCAATTCTCCGCGTGTTCTCAATCAACCCGATCCACGAATTTCGGGAATGACATTTTGGGCTTGGCTCATTGAAGATTTATGGCTCACGGGTTCCGGATATTGCCGGGTCATGGAGCGATATGCCGACACGGGTCGCATTCGTTCGATGGAGCGTGTAGCTCCGGAGCGTGTCACATTGATTCTTAACGCTCGCGCCACCGAAATTGATGCATATCAAATCGATGGAATGTATATCGATCCAAGCGATCTAATCGTATTCACTGGCGTCGATGAAGGAATTCTTGCTCGCGCTGGTCGTACAATCAAAGCCGCCGTCGCACTAGAAAAATCGGCGATGAATTTTGCTTTGAATCCGATCCCGCAGACAGTGTTGAAATCAATGATCAACATGCCCAAAGAACGTGTCAAAGCTTTGGTCGATGGTTGGAGAGCTTCTCGCCAAAACGGAACCCAGGCATTTTTGAACGGTGATGTCGAGCTGACATCGATTGGTTACGATCCAAAGTCGCTTCAAATGAATGAAGCCCGCCAATATGTAGCTCTCGAATTATGTCGCGCCGCGAATTTACCGGCATGGTTCGCATCAGCTGAACCAAACAGCTTCACATATTCCAACGCGACAGAGACACGTCGAAGCTTGATCGACTTCTCACTTCGCGGAATCATGTCTTGCATCACCGATCGTTTATCTTTCACGGATTTTACTCCGGCGGGTAATCGCGTTGTCTATGACATCGATGACTTCTTGCGCGGTAATCCATTGGAGCAAGCTCAGATTTACGAAATTTTACATCGCATCGCTGATCCTAACGGTGCAACAGCTATCACAGTCGAAGAAATCCGAAATGAAATGGAAATGCTCAAATGAAACTCACGACACCAATGACAATCACCGCGTCAGATTCAGAGTCTCGCACAATTAGCGGCCGCATCGTTGCATTTGATGAGCCGGCTAACGCATCGACTGGCAAAGTAATTTTCGCTAAGGGTTCAATCGAACCGAAGGACGTTTTGCTCAACCTAGAGCATGATCGAACACGCAGAATCGGAAAGCCTTTATCTGTAGCTTTATCAGCTGACGAAATGGCGATCGATGCTGCATTCAAGATCGCTCCGACAACCGCCGGGTCTGATGCCTTGGTCGAGGCAGCCGAAGGATTACGCGACGGCTTCTCAGTGGAATTGGCTGTCAATGAATACGAAATGCTCAAGGATGGAACGATGAAAGTCTTGTCCGGAGAGCTGACAGGCGTCGCACTTGTCGCCGAACCGGCTGTCCGATCTGCTCGCGTGAGCGAAGTCGCCGCGACAACCGAAGAAGAAGATTCTGCACCGATCGACGATGCAGATGTCACACCTACACCAACAGAAGGAGACGAAGTGGAAAACACCGTCACAAGCGCGGACACCGTCGAGACGGTCGAAGCTGCTCAGTCAGTAACAGCATCGGCAAAGCCGGTCGCTTACTCATCACCACGCATCGAGATCACAGCTGCAAAGTATCTTGAAAACAAGATCCAAGCCGCTATGGGATCAGAGTCAGCTCGCCAGTACGTTTTGGCAGCGGATAACACCTCGGACAACAGCGGCCTAGTACCTACACGCCAGCTCGCCGAAGTAATTAACGGTCTATCAACAACAATCCGTCCATCAATCGACGCAATCTCTCGCGGTGCGTTGCCAGATGCCGGCATGACATTCGAGATCCCAAAGATCACAGCTGCTCCAACAGTTGCCGTGACAGCTGAAGACGCTGCATTCTCAGAGACAGACCAAAACAGCGCGTTCTTGAGCGTGGATGTTAAGAAATTTGCGGGACAGCAAAAATTCTCCGTCGAGCTTCTTACCAGAACTTCACCACTATTTTACGATGAGCTTCTTCGTAACATGGTCGCGGCAATGGCTAAGGCGCAGAATGCGTATGTCAATGCTCAGCTCATCGCTGGCGCAACACTAGACGGCACAACCACAACAACATATCCAACAGCGACAGAGCTTCTCGGAGTTGTATCTCGCGGATCTGCAAGCGTTTATGCTGCAACCGCTGGACTTGCAAATCCATTTGCTCGCAATATCATCGCATCAACAGGTCAGTGGGCTAACCTCATGACTCTTAACGATGCAGGTCGTCCGATCTATAACACAGTCACAAACCCAATGAACCAAGCTGGTCTAGCGACACCAACATCGCTCACCGGTAACGTTGCAGGATTGAACTTGTATGTCGATCCAACAAATGCTGGCGATGGAGATGGAACTCTTCTCGTCGTAAATCCAGACGCATATACATGGTACGAAGGCCCAAGCTATCAGCTACGCGCTGAATCAACAGCTGACGGTTCTATCACTGTGGGCGTTTATTCATTCGGAGCTTGCGCGACAAAGATCGCAGCTGGCGCGTTCAAGAATAACAAGGCGTAATCGAATAAAACCAATCATCGGCGGGGTTCGCTCCCGGACTTCGCCGAGCTGAACGAAGGGACGGGCTCATGGCTAACATCATTACGGTCGCAGAATTGCGGTCAGTGCTGGGCGTGAGCTCGTCCCTATATTCGGATGCATATCTCGACAACATAATCGACAGCGCGGAGCTCACAATTCTCCCAATGTTGGTCTCAAATACCACAGCGGTCACGGCATATAAGCTCGAATCGAATGTGGCCTATTTCTACACACAAAGCGAGCATCATTTCGTAGCCGGTCAGTCTGTGATTGTTGCCGGTCTGCCATCACCTTTCAGCGCGGCAGTCACAGTCGTCAGCGCCGGCGATTACTATTTCACAGCGGCGATCACCAATGCAGACGTCACACTTCGCGACATTGTCCCATCCGGATCAGCGACTCTTTCCGGTTATTCAGCAATCGATCTTTATTCCAACAATTCAAGCGTCGAGACAGCCATTTTGGTGGTCTCCGTTGAAATCTTTCAAAGCGTCACAGCTGCCGGGGGTCAGATCGAAGGTGTCGATTTTGCTCCGACACCGTATCGGATGGGCCGATCACTTCAGAATCGCGTCATCGGAATTCTCACTCCGTATATCGACACACAGAGTCTTGTCTCATGACAGCATCAACAATTCAGACATCGATCAGAGCTGCAATTAAGACAGCGATCTCATCGGTAGCGGCAAATGTTTATGACTTCGTCCCGGCTGCTCCGATCGTGCCTTTTGCGGCTGTATCGCCATCCGAGCCATATTTAGAGATTAATGTTTTGACAAAGACCGGAATGCGTTGCCGGGTCAATCTGCTCATCCACATCGGCGTGGGCAATCAAGACAACGCGGCAGCTCTCGACAATCTCGAAAAGCTGCTCATCGCCATTCTGACGGCCTTGCCGTCAGGGTATGAAGTCGGGAACATTTCGTCTCCGACCGTTTTATCACTCGCGAGCGGGTCAGAGATCCTCACATCCGCAATCGAGATTTCCACTCAATACACACAAACAAACTAGGAGACACAAGTGGCAACGACAATCATTACCGGTCGCGATCTCACCCTTACGATTGCGACCACAGCTTACGACGCTCAGGCAACTAGCGCGACACTTTCAAATTCACCTACCATCGACACATATCAGACACTCGATGGCAAGGCATATAAGCACATCGACGATCAGTGGACTTTTGCTGTGGAAATGCTCGCAGACTGGGGAGCAAGCGGATCACTATGCGAAGCTCTTTGGAATGCATGCGAATCAGCTCCGAACACTACTTTGGCTGTCTCTTTGACAGCTGTGACCGGTGCGGTTTTCGCATTCAACGTCATGCCAGTCTTTCCATCTGTCGGCGGTGCTGCACCATCAGCGCAGACCGTATCGCTATCATTCACAGTGGTCGGAACACCTACAGAGACATTTAGCTAAAAGCTAAAGAAACGGGAGACAAAAAATGAGAATGCCAGTGACGATCGAATATAACTCAGGGGAGACCGCGACATTCGTCGCGGCTCCGCCGGAGTGGATGAAATGGGAAAACAAAACGGGACACACCATCGGGAAAGCTCAAGAAGTGATCGGGGTCTCCGATCTACTCTTCTTGGCATATCACGCGATGAAAAGAGAGGCAGCCGGAAAGCCCGTCAAGCCTTTCGAAGTGTGGAGTGAGACAGTGGCCGACATTCAGATCGGCGAAATCTCAGTCCCAAAAGCTACCCCGTCGGAAGCCTAAATCGGATTCTGTTGAACTTGGCGATCGCGACAGGATTGCCAAGATCAGAATTTCAGACAGCCGAAGACGTCGTCACAGCTTTGGAGATATTGGAGAAACGGAATGGCTCAGACTAAAGGAAGAGGCACATTCTCGATCGACGTCGAGCCGGTTGAGTTTAAACAACTTCTCTCTTTGATCGGAGCTTTACCAAAGGAAACTCAACAGGAGCTTCGAACGTCGGCGCAGCCGTTATCAAAACGGCTCGCCGGCCAGCTTCTTATGTATGCCAATTCATCTCGAACAAAGACAGCCAAGCTTGTCGCTGAATCTATGGCGACGCCACGCGATCGATTGATCCGCGTTGATATTGGCGGAGTCAAAAAGGTCGGTCGAAAGTACGGCGGCGAACGCCGAGCCAATGGAAAGACCGTCAAGCAATCGGCAGCTCCGGCGGGAGCGTTACTCTACGGATCGGAATTCGGATCACATCCGGGCATCGATTCTATTGGCAGAAAATACACCGACCGCTTTGGAGCTCCACGAAATAAATCGGGCTACTGGATCAGTCCGGCTATTGATTTTTACGTCCCAATCGTGGCGCGTGAATACACCGAAATGTTGAAAGATTTGATTAAGAAAGCGGGTCTCGACTAATGGCCGGAATTCCAAAGGTCAAAGTAACGTTCGACGCTGATCTTGATGAGCTCAAGCGTGGCGTCAAGGGAGCCCAAGGAGAAGTCGAAGGCTTTGGGGATAAGGTCTCAGATTTTGGCAAGAAGGCCGGTCTAGCTTTCGCAGCTGCCGGAGCCGCTGCCGCTGCCTACGCTGGCAAGCTGCTCATCGATGGCGTCAAAGCTGCGATGGAAGACGAAGCCGCGCAGCTGCGCTTGGCCACATCATTACAAAACGTTACCGGTGCGACCAATGCACAAATCTCAGCCGTTGAAAGCTACATAACGAAAACATCTCTCGCCATTGGCAAGACAGACGATGAGCTTCGTCCGGCATTCGATCGTTTGGTAAGAAGTACGAAAGACGTCGGTGAAGCCCAAGACTTGATGACGATCGCGCTAGATGTCAGCGCCGGAACCGGTAAATCTTTGGCGTCGGTGAGCGAAGCTTTGGCCAAGGCTCATGATGGCAATTTTGGAGCTCTTAAAAAGCTCGGAGCCGGCATCGATGAAAACATCATCAAGTCCAAAGATTACGATGGAGCTCTCGCGGCTCTCTCCGGTACATTCGAGGGACAAGCTACAAAGCAAGCCGACACATTTCAAGGCAAGATGGCCCGTCTATCCATCGGGTTCAATGAAGCCAAAGAGACAGTCGGAAAATTCGTCATCGATGGCTTGCAGCCGCTTCTCACCGTATTTCTTCGCGACATCATTCCGGTCATTCAAAACGTGGCCGAAAAGGTCGGAAAGGTCATGGGGCCAGTCTTCGCCGATCTTGGCAACTTCTTCCGGGAGACTCTGATCCCAATTATCAAAGCTCTTTGGGGATGGTTCTCCGAGATCATCATTCCGGGCATCGTCAAGACAGTCGTCCCGATCATTAACGGATTGAAGTCGGCTTTCGATTCAGTCAAAGAAGCCGTCCAAGAAAACATCGACAAATTCAAGCCATTGATGGAATTCATGATGGCCATTTATGAATTCATTTACACAAAGCTTTATCCGGTCATCGGCACGGTTCTCGGCGGAGCTTTCAAAATTGTCGGCGAAGTAATCGGCAACGTTATCGGATACATCGGCACGGTTGCCGAAGCGATCATGAAGATCATCAACGGAGTCATCTCCGGCATTAACCTCATGATCCGCGTCTATAACTCGATTCCATTCTTGGGCGATGTTCCGGAAATCAGCATCCGAAAATTTGAAATCGAAGTGCCTACCAAAGAAGGCGGCATGGCAACAGTCACCGGGCTCGATGTCGGCGGCGGTACATTTACGGGGGGATTTGCCGGCTTGGGTGGAACCGGTGGTGGCGGTGGAACCGGCGGTGGTGGCGGTGGTGGTACTACATCAAAACAAATCGACACAGGGACAGCCCAAGAAAACGTCAATTACACCTACGCTCAGCTCGAAGCTATGGGAGCGGGGGGATTTGCACTTTCAGCTGAAACCTTAGCTCGAAACATTTCGGGAACACAGGGTCGATCAGCTGCGCCAGTGGTCATCAATAATAACGTCAGCATCGGAGTCGCTGGAGACGCCGAAGGCACGGCCCGCTCGATCATCGGTCTTCTCAACGGCTCACAGGGTCGCGGCACATTAGGCGCGGGAGCTTTGGTGACACCGTGACGCTATGGTCTCCCGAATGGCGCGTAACGATAGACGGGACTCAATATGAGGGTCTCATCGTTGCCAATGTATCAATCACATCCGGACGTTCGGACATCAACGTCCAACCCGTCGCCGGATATTGCTCGATGGAGATTTTGCAGCTCACGAATGAGACTTTCACGTTCGGCATCAATAGTGGTCTGACAGTCGAGCTTAAAAATTCAGCTGGCACATTTGTCCCTATCTTTGGCGGCAATATCACAGATGTCGCCCAACAGCTTCGAAATGCCGGATCGACAACCTACGTCACATCGACATCGATCACGGCTCTTGGAGCCCTTGCAAGGCTTCCAAAGGCTCTCACAGAGGGAGTCTTGACCAAAGACTTGGATGGCGTTCAAATCGCTTCGGTCTTGTCTGATCTGTTGCTCAATAACTGGAACGAAGTCCCGGCAGCTTTGACATGGGCTGCCTATCCGGCGACGACGACTTGGGCCAATGCCGAAAATGCTGGTCTTGGCGAAATTGATCCGGGAGATTATGAGCTCGCCAATCGATCATCGAACGAAACCGACATGTATTCGCTGGTTGCAGCTTTGGCCACATCCGGACTCGGTTATCTGTATGAAGATCCTCAAGGCCGCATCAATTATGCCGACGCGACTCACCGACAAGATTATTTGACAGCCAATGGCTACACGGTACTTTCGGCCAATCAAGCCATCGCCGCCGGGCTTCGAACCGTCACACAAGCCCAAAACGTTCGAAATGTCATTTCGGTCAAGTGGAAGTCGGGAACAGAATCGGCAACAGACGCGACATCGGTGGCAACCTATGGAAAGCTTTCGCAATCGGTACAAACCACGCTTGAACATCAAGTTGATGCAGCATCTCAAGCTTCGCGCTACCTTTCACTTCGCGCTTATCCCCGCGCCATGTTCGGCGCGGTCACTTATCCACTATCGTCACCGGAGATCGATGACAGCGATCGAGACGCTCTGATAAACATTTTCATGGGACAACCGATTCACATCGAAGATCTACCGTCGAACATGGGATCGGTCTTTGAAGGCTTCGTCGAGGGTTGGACGTGGTCGGTCACTTATGGCAACGCGACGCTGACAATCAATGCGTCACCGACAGAATTCTCGCTCGTGACACTTCGCTGGAATCAAGTGTCGGCATCCGAGGCGTGGAATACTTTATCTAATACACTTACATGGGAAGAAGCGACAGGGGTGGTCTCATAAATGGCAACTACTACGACAAACTTTGGATGGGATATTCCGCAATCGACGGATCTCGTCAAGGATGGCGCGACAGCGATCGCGACACTTGGACAGGACATCGACACGGCTTTCGTCGATCTTAAAGGCGGCACGACCGGTCAGGTTCTATCAAAGGCGTCCGGTACGGATCTCGATTTCACTTGGGTCGCCCAAGATGATTCCAATGCGATTCAGAATGCAATTGTGGACGCCAAGGGTGATCTCATAGCTGCGACAGCTGCGGACACTCCCGCTCGATTGGCTGTCGGTACAAATGGACAAGTTTTGACCGCTGACTCTACGGCATCGACCGGATTGAAATGGGCGACTCCGGCTTCGGGAACGCCGACATTTGTGGGATGTTTTGTATATGGCACGGCAAATCAAACCGTTTCCAATGCAACTGTCACAACGATCCCATTTGCTGCCGAAAATTTTGATAGCGATGGATTTCACAGCACAACAACAAACAATTCAAGAATCACAATCCCATCAGGTAAAGCCGGAAAATATCTTGTAATTACTAGAGGTACATTCTCGGTCAGCGGAACAGGTTTTAGACAAACGAGAATTCTAAAAAATGGAACCGCTGTTCAAATTAATATGGAGCCAGGCAACAGCACCACCGACACACAGACAAACGCTAGTTATATTTTAGATTTAGCCGTTGGTGATTATATTGAATTAGCTGTCTATCAAAACACCGGAGGAAATTTGGTGGTTACAGCATCTAACGACAACGAAACATCTTTGCAAGTATCTTTCCAAGGAGCGTAAAACATGATCAAATTTAATCGACCACAATCACTCGACGGGGCTTTATTAATCAATGAACTGGAAGCCGCCGGTGTCAAAGTCGCAGCGGATATTTCGGGAATCAAAGCTCCCTTTATTGACGGTGCGGGCGATATGTTTTTAGATATTGCGGCTAAAGATGAATCAAAAGCGGCTTCAATTGTGGCAGCTCATGAAGGCTCACCAACACCATGACTTTTTCATCCGGTACGGCTGCATCGATTGTCGAAATAGCCTTGGGCGAAGTCGGCACGATCGAGGAAGGCGAGAACCTCACAAAATACGGAGCTTTTACAAAGGCGAACGGGCTGCCTTGGTGCGGCTCTTTCGTCAATTGGTGTTTCCATCAAGGTGGAGTCAAGATTCCATCAATGGTCTCCACAGCTGTCGGAGCTCATAAGATGAAAGAACTTGGACGCTGGATCGAGGACAAGCCATCGATCGGCGATCTTTGCTTCATGGATTTTCCACATGACGGAGTCGATCGCATTTCACACATTGGAATCGTCGTCGGCGTCAAGCCGCAAAGCGTGATCACCATCGAAGGCAACACATCCGGCAACGGAGATCAGCGAAACGGTGGAATGGTCATGATCAAAGAGAGATTCTTTGGCAAAGGTAAAGAGGTGGTCGGCTTCGGTCGTCCGCGCTTCGTAGCTTATGCCGGAGAATATCCAAAGATCGAAGCTCCGTCAGCTCCGGTCAAAAAGAAAGGCAAAAAATGAATCAAATCAAGCCAATGGCTGCATCATGGGCCCGATCATTTTTGGCAGCTGCGATCGCTGTTTATCTATCCGGAAACAGCGACCCAAAGGCAATCGCCGGGGCCGGCGCGGCAGCAGTCTTGCCGGTGATTCTGCGATGGCTGAATCCCAATGACAAAGCTTTCGGATCAACGGGGAAGTGATTCGGAAAGGTAAGGCGGCAGGGTTAGCGGTGGCAATATCGCTCGCCCTGTCGTCTTGCTCCTATCAGGGTTGGACGCGTTACGAATGCCAAGAATTTGAAAACTGGGAGAAGGCGGAATGTAACCCGCCACAGTGCAAGGCCACCGGGGTCTGCACCGAAGACATTTTTGGAGAGAATCCCAATGGGCTCACGTCATCAAAATCGTCTGACCAATGAGCAGCTCAAAGCCCGGCTCATCGTTTTCATTGGCGTGGCGTTAGCTCTCACCTTTACCTTTTCAGTCGCCGGGATGTTATATGCGCTGATCTTCGTGACACAGCCGCTAGGTGATCAAGCTCCGAACGATCGAGCATTCATCGAGCTTCTTTCGACTTTGACCATTTTCTTGACCGGGGCCTTGGGTTCGGTGCTGGCATCCAACGGATTGAAAGACAAGCCAAAACCGGGGGAAGACACGCCCAAAGACACGCGGGAATCTTGACACCGTAGCTCCAAGCGGGGATCGTAATACACGGGAGATCGAACGTATCTCCCAACGGGAGCTATAACATGACAGAAATTGAAATCGCTTGGGCCTTGCTCATAGCATTTTCGTCAGCTGTGATTTTCTACAGCTTAGGCGTTAGAGATGGACATCGAGCCGGTTACATCGAAGGCCGAAAGGCCGTCCGCAAATTCTACGAAAACCTCACACATGCCAACCGCTAGAGCCAAGAGCGGCGTTTTCTGCGATACATGCAAAGACGCGTGGGGTCAGATCAAAGACCAAAATGGCAAGTGGATATGGCATCCAAAGGCCATGCGCCAAGCGATGGTGACAATCACATCCGAGACACATCCGGTCACACCAATCATCCGGTCCTATTGCCATAGCTGCATCGAGGAAAACTCGAAATGGCATGATGGCTCAACTTGGACAATTCAACAACAAATCGAATACGCCAAGGTCAATCGGCCGGGGCAACAATTAACAATCGGGGGAATGTAATGGGATTCAATCTTGACGAATATGAAGACGTGGCATCGAGGATCGAGCGTTTCAAAGAGCTTTGGCCGTCCGGCAGAATTGAAGCTCATGTCATCGATTTCAACATGGAGAAAGGCTACGTCTTGATGGAAGCTCGCGTCTATCGTGAGCATGAAGATCACGTCCCGGCTGGCATTGATCTCGCTTTGGAATGGCGTGGCAAATCTCCGGTATCTGACAAATGGTTCTTAGAAAATGCATCATCTTCCGCCATTGGTAGAGCTTTAAATCTTGTCATCCCGGCAGCTGAAGGATTGCCGTTGGCACGTCCAACGCGTCAA